GATACCGGCGCTGCCCATGCGCCGGCCGCCGCTTGCCGACGTGACCTGTCCGTTGCTGTCGGCATACCACGAATCGTCATGAATTTGCGCCGTGATCGTCGACACCCGGTGGTTCACTCCCGGTGCAATCTTCACGATGCGGAATGGCTGCCGCGTAAATCCCTCTTTCAAATAAGTAACCGTAATGAGGTCGCCTGGCCGAACTCCAAACGACTTCACGCTTGTCTCAAATTCCACGTAGGTATTTCCGCGAATCGACTTGTCCAGGTTCACCTTTAGAATCCGCGCGGCTTGGTCGAAGTTCGCCAGCCCCAATGCCGGCAACGTCTGCGACACCTCTTGGCCGCTCAATGCCACGTCGTTGGGGTCCACTAACGAGAAGCTGTCTTGTTGATACTCGTTCAGCGCGTCCTGGAATTCCACCGAGAACCGATTTGGGGTGTCCGCCATCCCGCGCGCGAAGAGACGGAAACTCGGCTCCCCGCCGGCACGCCGCAGAATGCCTGAGAATCCGTTGCTCCCGTCGCCAAATTCATAGCTCGGCCAACCGCCGTTCAGAGGCTCCTTGCTGTTCGACCACTCGGGCTTCACACTCCGTTCCACACTCAACGAGTTTTCCACTCGGACCTGCAGTCTGCCGCCATCTCCGTACGTCACGATCACGCGCGCCGCGTTCCGCACCCCACGCAGCAAGTCGCCCGCACTCCTCCGCTTCTGGATCACCAGATTGCATTGAAAGCGAGACAGCGTAGTAGCGTTACCGTACACATCCAGCGCTGCGATATTTTCATCGCAATACGACGCCGCGGTTGCGAAACTCGTCAGGTCAATTTCGCTCGTACTCCAACCGGCGCGCCGCAGCAGATCCAGCACGATCCATGCCGGGTTGTTCGAGAATTGCTCACCCGTCACGGTTCCGTCTGCCGCGTAGACGGGCATCTTCAGCCCTTGTGCCAATACCAATACCTTCGGCAGACTCTGTCCGTTGTTGATGCGGTTCGGCACCACCACCGAGAGGTAAGCCATGCTGCCGTACGGATCGCCCGCCGGTTGTCCGCTACCGTCGGTAAAATCCATGTTGAACGCGCCCGAACGCGTCCCCAGGGTCGGGGTGTTGTACCAGCCTGTACCAGTCATGTTGGTGCCCGAAACACCCGCGGGTATCTCGATGTCGTTCACCAGGACCTTCAGCACTCCCTGCATCTCACCGAGCCCCAGCAGCACTTCCATCCGCGTGAGATTGCCGTCATTGCGCGCGAACACGACCGGCGGATTGTACCAGGCTGTGCCGTATACCATCGGCACGAAATCGTTGTACCGCGCCTCGTTCGCCTGCACGGCCGCCGTATGCCAGCTCTTGTCCCCGTAAGTCCGCACCTGAATCGCAGGCGGTACGAATTCGATTCCACCGAAGTTGTGAAACATCCCCCGAGCCTGGCAATCGTCGCGCGTATACCCACAGTCCGCGAAGGCGCCGCTCCCATTCAGATTTCCGCATCCGCCCACTGCCCCCGCCGAGTATCCGCAGCGATAGTAGCGCGAGTACTTTCCGCTCAAGCCCCCGTCGATGGCCTCCCTGCGCTGGACATCGTTGGCGGGAAACTCCCATGGACACCGGCGCTGGATTCTAACCTGCGGTAGCAGCAGCCTCTGCAAGTTCATCCGATTCGTCGCTGTGATGCGAAACGTTGCCTCGCGCACCTCATCGGGCGGGTTGCAGACGCCCTGGAACACCACCGAGGCCTCCGTCAGCGCCGCCGCGTTCTTCAGGTCGTAAAACAGGAAACTGACCGTGAGCTTCGCGCCCTTGATCCCCAACGACCGCTCAATCTCGGAGAAGTGCGAGTCCGCATTCGCCAGCACCACTGAGATCCGCGGAATTCCATCGATGCCTTGGTCCGAGGAAGCTTGCAGTTCAAAGATGTTGTGTTGCAGCACGCGCGCGACGTACTCTGCGCTGCCCACCGACACTCCGTGCGTGCTCCAGTGTTCCACCCGCCCGTCCGCGAGCAGGCAGTCGAACAGCAGCAGCGGCGTGTCCGTGACGGCCTGTTCCTTCAACTCAAATATGGTTTGCATGAATCACGTTCACCGTGCACGCGTGCCGATTGACTCCGGTGCAGATCATCTTTAGTTCGTCGCTGGCCAGATGCGCGTCCTCGTAAACTCCGCCTCGCGTGGATGCCTTGTAGACCGACGCTCCGCCCTGGGGCTCCACCTGTGGCCCGTATACTTCCAAGGTTGCTCCCGCGCCGACCTCGATTCCGAACCGCATCGACTCGGCGTCCGTAGCTCCAGTTCCCACGGCCAGCACTCGCGTCCATGTCCCGCTCACCGCCCGCTGCGTCGTTTGCGTGCCGATGATCAGCCCAACGCTGCTCGCGGCAGACGACCTCACATATGCGCTTAAGCAGTACTGATAGCTCCCGGGCGCCTCCAGCGTCTGCGCCAACACCTGTCCCGCGCCGCCGCCGTTCGCCAGTCGCCACATGCCTGTTCCCGCCGTTACGGCCAGCAGCGGATCCTTCTGCCAGACCTGCGCATCAAGCTGTTCGCTCGATGACAGGAGATTCCCCGCCGGATCCAAAAACACGAAGCCGGTCAGCGTTCCCTCTACGCAAGAAAAGAAATCGCGCAGCGAGGTTGCCTCGGCATCACTCAGGTCCGAGTACTGGAGTTGCCACTCGGTGGTCTCCGCCGTCGGATCCGCGAGTTTGATGGCGCTTCCGTCCGCCGCCCGATTCGTCACAGTACGCGTACGCCGGCTCTTGCGAAGCGGAAATTGGCACAGCGCGCCAGTCGCGAGTTGAGGGTATGCCAGCATGCTCATTTCCTGTTCTGCATTACGATCAGCGCAGTCGCGCCGCGCATCTCGGCAACTGCGGACGCCTGGATTCCGTCATCTGCCAGACTGCAATCGTCGTAAACGCGCCCGTCCTGTGGGTCCGTAAAGGAGAAGGTGCCAAACGCGCCCTGGTTCGCCAGGAAGAACTCCTCGATCGCAGCCAACTCGCCCTCATCCAGCTCTGCCAGGCGGATCTCCCACCGCGTCCGCAACGCCGCGGCATCGCGATACCGCTGCTGGGTCCCATCCACGAACGTCAGGGTCTGATTCTGATAGGCCAGTGTAGTGGTAAGCGGATACTGCACCACTGCATCAGTCTTCAACTTCGGAAATGTCGTCATGTTCTTGCTCCCTAGAGCTCACTCACCACATCGTTGATCGAGTTCAGATTCAACATCGCGTCCCGGACCGCCGCCGCGATATCGCCGCTCCGATCCATAAATGACCTTGCATCCATCGCCGACACGTTCACCGTGATCTGCGGAGCGGGAGCTACCGCCGCCGCGCTTCCTCCTGCACTCGCCGGCGCCTGCACCTGCGATGCAGACCGTGCCCCGTACCCGCGAGCTCCGCCGGTCTGGTCGTAATCCGTGCTCATCACCTGACCGCCCACCTCCGCAGCCTGAAAATCGACCGACGCCGGCATTGCGTATTTGACCAGCGGCGACGGCGCTGCCGTATCTCCGCCTCCACCAAATAGGCTGAAGATTCCCTTTGCCAGCGGCGAGAGCCCGCTCCCAAACACACCCATCACGTCCGAAAACACCGAACCTCCGGTCGAACTCTGCGCCGTAGCGCTCGATCCTCTGCTCGATGACCGCACGGCACTCGCCACACCGGCCGTTTGCTCCGCCATATCCTGCCGCACCTGATCCGCCTGCAAAATCAGGCCGGCAAGCGATTGACTTGCAGCCGTGAACTGCGCCGACTGCTGCTGTGAAGTCTCAAGAAAGCTTCGATAGATCTCGTCTTGTGTTGTGTTCGCCATTGCCTCTCTCCGTCCCTAGTGCCTGCTCCAGAATCAGAAATGCTTCCACCTGTCTTGCGCTGAGTTCGCTCAAAACGATTCCGCCCAGCCGCCGGCGCACCAGAAACTCCTCCACCAGCGCCTCGCTCTCCGCCGTGATCAACGACCTCGGACAGCTTGCCACCGCGATGTTCTTCCTCGCCCAGACAACAGGAGCGTTCGCATCGTCGCCAAGCCCCAGCCAACCGCATCGTCGCCGTTTTTCCAGGCCGGTCCTTCGGCAGTCGTCGCACTCCCAACCGGCCTGGTTGGCAAAGAGAAAATGGAAGGCGACTAGCAGTTTTTTCGTTGTTCTTCGTTAATCCCGATCTCCGCGCGTACTGCAGCCAGCGCTTCCCGAAACAACCCTTCGGGGCCGTCCCCGGAGAGCGTCTCGGGGCTGGCATCGTGCCCATCCACCAGCAGCCCCGAGATCGCTCTCAGCCCCCATGCCACGTAAAGCCGCTCGATCTCCGCCTGCACCAGCGCCGCGTCCATCTTGTCTTCCGGCCCCTGCCCCGCCGAAAGAAACTCCGCCCGCCGCGCCAAGTCGCGAATCCGCCTCATCAGTTCTACGCGCCGCTCAAACGACATCCGCGCAATCGTAAACTTCACCCCCGGCATGAACTTTGATTCAATTACCGAGACACTCTCATACGACGCCGTATCGCCCGAGATTCTACCTTCTACCTTCTGCCTTCTGCCTTCCTGCCTTCTGCCCTCCGCCCTACCCAAAAGCCACGGCAATTTCATCGTCGATCGCCCCCTGCGCTCTCGACGCCCGGAATTTCCACTGCAGCCGGTTCTCGCCATCATCGAACTCCGGCACTTCAGGCACCACGCTCTTCAAGTAGACTCCCATCAATTGCCCCGGTACTTCCCCAAGCTGAAACATCACGCTGATGGGCGACTGTTGCCGCGCCGCCTGATATAGCACCTTGGTGGCGTCGTCATCCAAACTGAACAAGCTGAATGCCGCCTCCACTGTTCGCTGCCCGGGCGCGATCGCGCGCGGCAGTTGCGAGCCGAATTCCCGATTCCGCGCATCCAGTTGGTTCTTCACCGTGATCGTGGCGCCCGTCACCGTGAAGAATTGCGATGCCGTAGTCCCCAGCCACGCCTGCCCCATGTGGCCCGGCACAATCGAATAGTCGAACGCGCCCGCCACCGGTTCATCCGGGAAACTCTGCAATTGTGCCGCGCCACTCGAAAAGCTCGTGCTATCCACCACGTCCTGCGCCAGGCCGCTGAAGTGAAATTCGTGATAGTCCCCATTAATCAGGATGTCCATTTGATCCACCGACGCGCCTGAAATCAGCCGCTGTACGGCAGTCGACGGACTCCAATAATCGAAGATGCTCACGCTCTTTAAATCAGTGGTCGGCATGTACGTCACCGTCGAGCCAATCGTCGATCCGGACGCCGGCAAAATCGTGAACGGAGAGTTCAACTGCACCGTCTGGGCATCCACAATCGCCGCCACAAACCGGATCTCCCCTCCGCTCATCACCGCTTGGCCCGCGCTCAACCCGTGCGCGGCCCCGAAGCCCAGCCTGCCGCCGGCTGTGCTCGAGGCCGCGATGGCCCCAGTAAATCTCATCGCGTCGCCGCCCAGCGCCGCGTGAAACAAGGGGCCATACCCTGGACCCGACGTCGTCTTGTCCCAACTCGTCAGGTACGTCTGCAAATCGAAATCGGTCCGCCGCCGAACGCCCGGTGGAAGCCCGGCGAATGTCCGGCTCCCCGTCTTGTCGCGCCGCGTCGCGGTTTCCGCCTTCTGACGGACTCCCAGTTTCACCGCCGGAATCCGATGCGCGGCCGTGATCGCCTCCGCCTTACCGAACGAATTCTCCAGCACCGTGTAGAATCGGTTCGCGTTCGAGCTGATATATGAAGCCATACTAGTTCCTGCTTACTCCGATCTCGAATGTGATCTTCGCTATCTGCATAAAATTCTTTCCGCCCTGCTTGACCGGCGAGAACGACACCTGATACTTCCCGCCATAGAACATCCCGTCACCCCAATCGCCCCGGCTCTCGTTCAGCAGCTGCATCGCGCCGTCCACGTAGAACTCGAGCTTTTGCTCCAGCCCTTCAAGCCGATCCTGCGAGTGCCGCACCTCAATCGCCATCTCCGCTTTCCCGGAGAAGCTCCGAAACTTCTCCCGCAAGTCGTTCGCGAGACCCTCGCAATAGACGTTCACGTTCGGATACTTCACCGCTCCGCTTCGCTCCGCCATCTCTGCCGCGACGTTTTGCGCTCGCACCTGAGCCGGGTCCACCACCTGCGCGGCGTCCGGCCCGCCAAGTGTGAGTGCCGCTAAGCCCGCATTCAACCCAGCGGGCCCCGTAATTCGGTTCACCACCTTGTTCGTGATTACGCTTCCAATTCCGCTCGTCATCATCCCCTCTGCAGCATCCGCGGCGCCGGCCGCATGTAGCTGGGACTCTGCCCCGTTCCCGCAGTCCTCCCGCCCGTTACCACCGGACCAGGATGTGTCCATGTTTCGTTGAGACCCAACACCGCCGGATTCTGCAAGACCAGGGCACGCGGATTTGCGCCGGCGTACACATTCCATCCCCGGGCATTCGCCGGCGCCGCACCTGCCTGCACCTGAAATGTGCTGCCGCTGATCGTGATGGTTGCCGGAAGCGATGGCGCACCCTCCTCGCCGGCCCCATTCGTCCAGGCCACCGCGACATAGTACATCCCGTCCGCGATCGCGCCCGACGCCGCTTCCAACTTCGGCGGCGATGCCTGCGCCACCGGGTCCTGCGACATTCCGATACCGCTCTGAATCGCCTTCTCGTACGCCCACTGCGCCAGTGCATGATACTCGTCGCGCTTACCCGCGTAGCGGTCGTTGAGCTGGCTGTTGTATGCATCCCGGTAAACCAGCTCAAGCGTTCGAAACGTGTGCCACAACTTCAGCGGCGGCGTCACCACCACGTAGTCCAGCGACGGCACGGTCGTGGTCGATCCGAGATCCACCGGCCCGCTCATCCGTGCCAGCAATACTCGCAATTCCAGCGACATTTCCTCTTGTGCCAGCGCCAGCTTGCGCGTCACGTCGATCCCCTCCGTGTTTGCCACCTCCAGCAACTGTGTGTCGTGTCCTTGCAAATCCTCGATGCCGGACACCGGGCCGTCGTTGAACAGAGCCATCTCGTCCGCCTTATTCCTTCGCCCCGCGCGCCTGGTGCGCCCGCAGTTCGTCCAGTTCCTGTTTCGGAACTACCGCCAGTTGCATGGCCGTCGCCGCTGCCACCTTCGCGTCCGCTGCCCGTTTCGCTTCCGCCATATCCGCGCGGAACTTCTCCAGGTCCGCATCTTCGGCCAGATCCGCCATACCGTCCACAATCAGCTTCGCTGCAATGTGTTTCGACACTTCTGTCAGGGTGCCGTCCTTGCCGCCGTCGGTGGTTTCCTTGCTCTTCACCACGGGAAACTCGTCGGCAATCTTCGATTCCCAATCGCGAATCTTCTGGTAATAAACTCTCAAATCCATTGATCTCTCCTGTTGATCCTTCTCGTTTGCGACTCCGCGTCTCTACGCCTGGGGGACGCCTCGAGGGGCGAAGTCTCCCAACCTCGCCCCTCTCCCCACCGGTCTACGTGTTGACCTGCACGCCGGACGTGTTCCGCAACACGCCGCAGCCATACAGCACGTCTACCGTGAACTGCTGAGCCAGAGTGTTCGGCTGGTAGCTCATCACCACCCGCATGCCGAAGTTCCCCAACTCCGCGTACTCCGCGATCGCGCCGGTCCCGGGCAGCGGCTGCGGCAGGCGCCGGATCACCAGTCCCAGGGCGTCCTTCGTGAACGCCATGTTGTGTGTCGTCACAGGACTGCTCCCCGTCTTCTGCACGAACTGCGAGCGGAACACGAAGAAGTCCTTGATCTTGCCGACGCTCCCGTCGATCAGCGACCGCAGCCCGGCGTCGCCCGCCGTCTGGAATTCGCTGAAGCGCGGAATCTGGCGCCACGCCGAATACGTTCCCGCGTCCACCACCATGAACTTCTGCGACGATGCCGGAACCTTCGCCAGGAACAGCGCCGTTTCCGCCGCGTCGATGATCGATTCCGTGATCGTTGTCCCCGGCGTACCCACCGGAGTGTTCGCCGTGAAGCCCGCATACAGGCCAAGAAGGTCGCTCTCGATCTTCTGCGCGATTGCCGCCACCGCCGGCTCCATGTAGATCTTCAGCAGGTCCGGCACCGCCAGCACCTTGGTCACGTCCGGAATCTGGAACGTTGCTTCCGCGTGCGTGTTCAGCACGATCTGCGCGTTCCCCAGGTTCGGACTCTGCAGTTGCACCGTGTTTCCTTCCGCGATGTTGTTCGCCACCATCGTCGGAGGAATCGGCACGTTCACTGTGTCGCCGGCCTGCGCCAGCACCGGCTCGTAGTCGCGATTCACCAGGTTCCCCATCACGAGGTTCCCCACCAGCACCGGCAATGCATCGGCCGCCACCAGCTTCACGATCGCGTTTGCGATGTTACTCGAAGTAATTGCTCCCAAAACGTTCTCTCCTTATTCTTTCTGGGTAGGCCGAACCCACCCGGTTCTTCCACACGCCGGCCTCTCTGTGGCGCACGCTTCAGCGTGCCGCATCGACACTCGTGTCGACGTGCCTCTGGCTTTGCGCCCGTCAAAACCTGTGTGAATCTCGTTTAATTCCTACAGCCCCCGCAGGGTCTGCGACGCCACGCGCACGATTTCTTCCCGCACGCGTTGCATTTCCTCGGCGCTCATACCCGGACGAATTCGCTCCAGGTCCACATTCTCCCGGCCGGCCGCCGGGGCTTTCTGGGTCGCCGTCATTCCTGTCCCGCCGGCAATTCGCGCCGGCAGAAACTCAGGGTTCTCCGTAACAAATGCGGCCAGGTAATCCTTGATCGGCGTGTCGCCGGCTTCCGACCGGGCAATCAGCCGTCCGTCCTCAGTCCGCATGACCCCGTCCTGGACCGCCCGGAACGCCAGATCGATCTTGGCTACGCCCAGCCGTTGCAGTTCGCTTCGGATTGCCGAGCTCCGCTCAGCCTCCGCCGCCACCGCCCGGCTGCGCTTGTTTTCTTCCACGACCTCGTTCA